GCTGGTTCTGCAATTACTGCTGGTGCCTGATTAGTATATTTTGTCAAACCGTCACGTTGTCCGTCCAAGTTTGTGTCCATAGCATCTACTACTTTTGTGGTAATATTTTCTTGTGCAGTGGCAATCTTTTGATTGACTCAGCTCAGGTAAGATTAGACCTTTAAGCGAGTAACTCCCTTTCGCCTGGGATTGCCGGTACCTCCGGTGGGCTCCCTGGCTGGTAATGGTGAAAACCAAAGCCCAAAAGCAACAAGTTAAAGCGTCTAGCAGCGCCCTTTATAAAAGGAAGGTGTTTGTCGGGTGCTAACTGCGTAACCAGAAACTTGTTGTGGTAGTTTATAGACTTACCAAGGTCCTGTTGTATCTAGGTAAACCCAGAATCGGAATCTAGAACTAGCTGGAACACCTCATACCATTCGGTGAAGGGTGGTGTGTAAGCTAGCTTTTCGAAAGCAACTTTGAGCATGCCTGGGGCATGTTCATTGTACACTGTTGGACCATGTAATGAAAGTTCCTTGAGCATGTTGAAAAACGTGTCCTTTGAAATCTCATCCGCCATTGGTCCTTTCCGAGTCCAATAAGGGGCCTCTAGGATTGTGGCCATAGCCAAAGGGCCGACGTATCTTCCTGCTGCTGGTTCGAAACGAAACGCTCTCTTCAAAAGAGAAATTTCGTCGAGTGTGCGTGAATCAGGAATGACGCCGCCTTTCTTGTCCTCGTCTGTGTATGTGAGGCCAATCTTTGCCAAATGTACTGGAATCGTGTTCTGATTGAAGAGAGGTAATTTCTCTTCAGACACGTTGACGATGTTGTCATCTCCATATGACGCGACATAGACATGTTCGTAATATCGAGAAAGCTCCTTGATATCGAAATCGTGTGCCCTGTGATAAGCGTACATCATCACAATCTGAACGTAGATTGAATTGATGATCGTCGTCATTGGGTTGCCAGATGGCAGCGAATGGTCCCATTCGAAAATGGTATCACCCACAATGTGGCGGCTGTTGTATATCTCTTCAAAGAGTGTACGCAACGCCATTTCGTCCTCTGGACCATAATTGTAGTACTCGAGGATGAGTGATAGAACGCACTGGAAGATACGAGGGATTTGACTTGAGTCATAACCCTTGAAATCTCCAGCGAAGACATGTTTGCCATGTCGCGTCATCTTCATCGCGAGCACATTCCAGTCAGCGGAATATGGGTTGACACCTGTACAGATGCCATTCTCGATGCGAGTCTCCATGATTCGAGCTGCGAAGTCCAACGTGTACATGCGAAATGCAATCGCATAATCCACAGGACAAGCGAAAACTGCACGTGCACCCTTGCCGGGCTTCCGCCGTTCGTCTTTCAAAAAGACTTGGCACACGTTGAGCTCTCGAATTCCTTTCTGTGCTCTTTCGATCTTGGTCAGAACGCGCCCCTTCATCTCGATCGCCAAAGGCGTATCGAATTGGAAATCGCCATCTCGACCAAACATGTCGTACTTGCACGGGCCCCACCGTTTCTCTTGCGAGAATGGGTAACCCGCGGATGTTCCTCTAGGGATCGCATTCACGTATTCCCTTCCTAGGATACCTTCCACCGCCTGTTCAAACGTCAGTTTGATGGGTGTATGGTTCCGTTTCAGGATTGGGATAAAATGAGATTTGATCATTTGTTCGATTTGAATGATCTCCCGTCCGAAATGAACAACCTTCGTGTTCGAGAAAGGTTCGAGTGCTCTCTGCATTGGGCAAACGAATTCGCCATTTTCCTTGTAAGGACTCAACCGCATGATTTCGGTTGTGGGTGGTCCCCAAGCACCATGAAGCTTCGATTTTGCAATCTTGCTTTTGTTGTACTTGTTCACGAAGCGGTCAGCCTTCACTAATGCTCTGAATGATCCGCCGATTTCATCAGCGTCACACTCGAAAAGTGACTGAACCACCTGTCCTTCGAAACAAGCAAGCATGCATTGGACTCCTTCAAGAGTCAAAATTGCTGCAAAGCCTTCGTTTTGTGCGTTACCAGCACAATGGATGCCGACGAGCTTCTTTGTACTCGTTGGGTCTTCAACCATCAGGATGGAGCCACAGTCACCTTCTTTGGTGAGCATGTTGTATTCGAATACTTCCTCAATTTCATAACTGAGATTCGAAGGTCGGTCTCCAACGCTGATCGAAGGAACACGTTGTGCGAGTGATGTTTGCACTTCCATGAATGATCCCGTTCTCAATGTGTATAACACAGCGGCGATCTTGGAATTTCGTGCAATGTACGCATCATCGACAAAGAGTTTCGTGATGTCGCAAGCAATTGGATACTGAATCGGTAGCTTAAAAGCCACCAAATCGGTGTTTCCAAGGCGCTTGCCTTCCATCGCGTCTCTGTACGTCAGCTGGTTCATGCGAGTGCATCCAGCCTTCAAAGTGAACAAAGGCGAATCAGGAGTGATTCTGCCAGGATTGTTCTTGATCAATGCTTCAAAAGCAAGAATGTAGTGATAGTTAATCACTGCCACCCTGCCTTTCAGCACCAAAAACGATCCTGAGAATGTCGTGTGAGGGATGTCTTTTTCCTCAAAAGGATATTGAGAAAATCGATACATGTTGTTCTTGATGATTCGGTAAGCCATATCATGTGACTGTGTATCGACCATACCTTCCAAGGGTACGACCTCCTGTTTCTTGCTCTTCTTAGGAGCAACTTTGAGAGATTGCATCTTTTTGTTCGTCCGATAGGGATTACCAGCGCCAACCCTCACCGTCTTGATTTCGGCAGATTCCGTGCTAGCTGTTTTGGGATGAACAATTCTGTTCAATGAAAACATGCTTGTCACGGCGCCAATCAAGACAGCGAAGACGACTCCAGTCACGGTCCCCGTAAGGACTCCATTCTTCTTGAATGCTTCGATGTATTTCTCCTTCAAGTACGCTCCAAACGCCTTGATGCCTTCGTAGGCTGCGCGTGCACCGTCAACGACCACGTCAACAACTTTGGTATACCAACCACGCATTGTGGCAGTTACATATTGTTCCGTTTTCATAAGGTCTTTGACGAATGACCAAGTCAAGCCATTGGGATCAAGATTGAGCATATCGTAGCAAAATCTACAGAAATGTTCGTAGTGTCCACCCAAAAGCTTTTTCCACTTTGGTTCAGGTTTGACCTCCTCCAAGAAGGTCGCCAGCTTTTCCAAACTGCCGACTTGCACTTTGTGCTCAGCGCACAGTGCTTTCAAGCTCTGGACGCTCGCCATGTCAGGCTCGATTCGCGCAACAGGTGGCAAGAATGTTTCAACATCAAAATGACTTTGAGTCACATTGGTCTTGAAGCGTCGTGCGATTTGCTCCTCCTTAAACTTCTTTAAGTCGCGGAGGTAGTTGTCGCCTTTTGCTCGCTGTTCCGAAAACTTGCCAACCATGAAATCCATTAGCTGGGAGTAGTCGAGAACCTCTCCTTGTGGGGAGTAGATGATCGGTCGGTTGGATGTCATTTTGCGAATGCGAAATTCGTAAATGTCCGGTTCGAAGAACACATCTCGGATCTTCTTGGTATCCAATCGACGTTCACCAATCTCACCGTCCTTGGTTGCATCTGTGCAATATTCGCGTTTACAAGTCACTTGAATATTGTAATCGAACCTTCGGTTTATCGCTTCATCAGAGTAGCAAGACTCTGACGTCAAAACGTTATGGTTCGTTGTAGCAACAACCAGTTGAGAGGCAAAATTGGTGTTTCCCTTTTCGTCGAGGTGGGCCATGTGCAGTGTATTTCCGTAATTGCCTGAGCAGCGGATGATATCCATGAACTCGTTGTCGGGTTTTCCTTTGATATCGTAGCACTGACCAAAGTCATCGAAGACAGTGACCAGTTGGCCAAAATATCCATCCCAATACTCGTGCTCGGATTGCCTGCTATAGATATAGCTTGCTTCATCGTGCTTGAGTCTCTCGACTTCTTCTTCAGGAAGAACCTGACAAAGAAGTTCCAAGATGAACGGCCACAGCATGGCTGTTTTGCCCACACCTGACTCTCCATAGAGCATGACCATTAGCGGCTGAGCCCTCAGTTTCGTGCCCAAGTGGGTCTTATTGAGGGTTGCCAAGATCTTGTCAAGCTCTTTCAAGATTGTCATGATGTGCGTATTAGCTCCAGTTTCAGTTTTGTTTTTACGCAGCATGTACGTTCCTTTCATCTTCAACTTGAAGCATTTTTGATGATTCTCAATAGAGATCTTCATCTCGTTTCTCGCCGCTGCGTCAATCAGCTCGTAAGCTTCATCCGCAAAATCGGAGATTTCGGTGCTCAAGTCCTGGAAGAGCTTTAAGCGTCTGCCTGTAACCTTCTCGTATAAGCTACGAATACAGTCCATGACTTTGTTGAACACAAATTCGATGTTCTTGCCCTTGTGGTCAAAGGAGGTCATAAGATTTACAATCTTTCTGATGAAGCTTGATGCAACATCGCCTTCTCCAATGAACCAGTTGAGCGCCATCGTCAAAATGGTTGCTAGGTGAGCACCGGTTGTAAAGCCACCCTGAAATTGGATGTCTTTCATTGGTGTTGAAAAACCAAGGGCATAGCCGATGGTTCCAAACACGGTCTTCAATAGACCGGATACGGTTTCGCTGACAACTTCGGTTCTCGCGATTATGATGCATATGATGACGCAAAACACTACGAAAAGTAGTTTCTTTACGTCACTGAACATCGACGCGATGAAGCATCCTGCTCCATTCGTTTGTCTTTCCACCGTCTGGAGAATACTCTCCACTGAGGAACCGAACGTTCGTGTTGCATGATTGATCGTCTCGATGACGTTATCAGATATGTTTTGAACGCTCTGTCCTGCTTCCACGCTGAGATCCCACCAGGATTGAAAGAAATTCTCGGTAATTGCTGCAGGTTGTTTAGTTGAACAAAAACCTTGCTTGAATATATCTTCAATTCTGTGAGACAGCTTGGTGGTCCCAGAGTTTAAGTCCTCTGGGGTAACTGTAGGGGTGTTTGCACGGTTAAGGCCGTTGCACGCCTTAGGTTTTGACGGTACCCGAGTGACATGTCGTCGACTCGTCACCGTCGGTGCTTCCACATATTTAGGCCTGTAGGCTGCCCTGGAGTTTATCCTCTCTCCGAAAGAGTCCATCAAAGCCATGGTATTTCCGGGTTTTGTCAACGCCGTACTATACGTAGGTTAAGATGATTTACACGTTGAATTCTGTCAATTCTTTGCGTAAAAGTTATACTTGAGTTTGTCAC